AAAGCAAAAAGCAAAGCAAAGAGGAAACTTATAAAATGCAGGAAAATCAAAACAACGGCTTAAACATTAAAATGCCTAAGATGCACAAAATTAGTAAAGAGCAATTGGAAGAAGAACTTAAAGACTATGGCTACAATAATGGCTTAAGTAATCCAAATGCAAACCCTTTACCAAAAATACCTGAAAATCAGTGTCAGAGTATCACAAGAACAGGGCAATGTGGTCGTACCCGTGAGCCGGGAAGCCTTCATTGTGAAGCCCACGGAGGTAATTCCTCAGCAATGGTAAGTATGCAAAAGCGAGCGAATAATTATAGAATCCAAGTGTACCAAACTAGGATGAATGAAAAGAAAAACTCAACAATACTAAGCCTTAGAGACGAGATAGCTTTACAAAGAATTTTAGTAGAGACCTTATTTAATAAATGTAATTCCGATGCTGAATTAATACTTAATGCACCACAAATTAGTAGTATGTTACAAGTCGTTGAACGCCTAGTTTCTGGATGCCAAAAGCTAGAAGCTTCATTAGGACTTACAATAAACAAAGATATGGTCCTAAGCCTAGCCGATGACTTTATAAAAATTATAAGTAACAATATTGATGATAAAGCAATTATCGAGTCCATTGGGTCTGATTTTGCAAGTATTATAGGTGAGTATTTTCCCGAAACCTAAAAATTAAAATTAAAATTAAAATTAAAGATTAAAATTAAAAACTAAAGATTAAAATTATGTCTAATATGCAAAACGAATTTATCAAGCGAATAAGCCTTGGATTGAAAAGACAAAGTATCGCTAAGTGCAGTGATTGGAGCTGTCGATACAGGATAATGGGTAAGCCTTTTCCTGGTCGTTGGACATTTAAATACCATCCTTGGCTTAGGGATATGCACGATAGTAAAGCAGAGATAAACATTGGGCAAAAATCAGCCCAGGTGGGTTATACTGAAACTTTATTGAATTGGACATTCTATAATATTGACATTGAACAAAATAGCGTGTTGTACATTTTACCATCCAATGATAATGCTGGAGAATTTACAAGTACACGATTTGACCCTGCTCTTGAAGCTAGTCCACATTTAAAAACTCTTTTTACAAATGTTAAAAATATCAAGCTAAAACGAGCTGGTACTGCCTCTTTATATATAAGGGGTTCACGAGTTAAGAATAACTTAAAATCTGTTCCTGTTGGTCGTGTCGCCTGTGATGAGGTAGACGAGATGGTCGTCGATAACTTACCAAGTGCTTGGGAAAGAATGAGTGGGCATACAGACAAGCAAAGATGGTTAATAAGTACACCGACAGTTGAGGATTTTGGAATCAATTCATATTTCACTGTAAGCAATGAGCAACATTACTTTTTCAAATGCCCACATTGTGGCAAGTTCATAGAGCTATTACCAAAAGAAAATATGGATTTTACAAGAGGAATACTTTTTTGCCATCTATGTAAAACGCCTTTAAACAAGGAAGAAAAACTACAGGCAATGAGAGACACAGGGGAGTGGGTCGCTCAAAATGATAGTGAAGTATTCGGTTGGTATTTAAATCAATTATATAGTTTTACTGTTACTCCTCAAGAATTAAAAATAGCTTATGATAGAGCAAAGGTAGACCCTGCGGCAGAGCAGGAATTATATAATAGTAAATTCGGATTACCTCATGTAGTTGAGGGTGCACGAGTTACAGACTCAAATATAAAAGAAGCCCTTGGAAATTATCAAAGCAGTGTTAATATTAACCCAGAAAAAATAAGAACAATGGGAATTGATGTAGGTAAGTTCTTACATTTTGAAATCTGCGAATGGGATATAATAGGTTCATCAGTTTCTTCTGATGTACATATTTTAGCAAGACCAAGAGTTTTGCGAGCAGATAAGGTTGAGCATTTTGAAGATATAGATATGCTTGTTAAAGAATATTTACCGACGCATACTGTTATTGATGCAATGCCAGAAAGACGAAAGTCAAAAGAGCTTTGTGATAGATTTCCTGGTATGGTTACTATGTGTTACTATAGTGAGACAAGTAAACATAGAGAAATAAATCAAAATGCAGACGAGAAAACAATAACAGTTAATCGGACAATGTGGCTTGATTTGTCTTTAGGCAGATTTATGCAACAAAGAATAAAATTGCCTGGCGACATCAGTGAGGAATATAAAAAACACTTGATGAACTTAGTCAAGCGTTACGATAAAGACGCAATGGGAAATACCGTTGCTAGATATATAAATACTGGTGATGACCATTTTGGTCACGCTAGAAATTACTGCGAATTAGCATTGAGCTTAGCAGTTGGGCAAGGTGAAAACTCCGTTGAAACGGGGATTAATCGTTAAAAAAATAGGTAGACAATGATATACACGCATCCAAATTATAAAAGCGGAATTTTTTCAGATGAACTAGATAAGTATAGACTATGCTGGAAAGGTGGTCAAGACTTTCTTGATAAGTACTTATATAGCTTAAGTGAATATGAGACGGCTCCAGAATTTGAAAAAAGAAAAAAAATGACTCCCATCCCTGCTTTCAGTAAAGAAGCTGTGAAAGATGTAAAGAATTCTATGAGCCAAAGGGCTATTGATATTACAAGGCAAACAAATTTAGTTAGCTTTCAAAATGCAGTAGACGGTCAAAATGGTGGCGTCGATAATAGCGGCAGTAATATGAACCAATTTATTTATGAAACTGTTTTACCTGAATTACTTATAACAGGTAAAGTAGGCGTCTTCGTAGATAACAATGCAGACATAGGCGAAACACAAGCTGATAATAGAACACATCCGTATGCATACATATACACTTGTGAACAGATATTGAATTGGACACACTGTCAAAATGTATTAACAAGTGTCTTGCTTTCAAATGCTGAATTTACCTTAAATAAGTTTGGGCAACCGAATGGGACAAAAACAACATATAAATTATTAAGACTTCAAAATGGAACAGTAAGTGTTGACATATTTGATGACTTAAAGAAGCCGCCAGTAAATTCGATAATTTTAAATTTAGATAGAATACCTTTTGTAATCGCAGAAATATCTGATAGCTTATTTGTAGATATTGCTAATTACCAAATAGCCTTATTAAATCTAAATAGTTCAGATATTAATTATGCTTGGCAAAGTAATTTTCCAATATTTACGGAGCAACATAATATTGCTACTCAAACAATGGAGGCTTTAAAAGCAAGTCAAGATGGTTCATCTGCTAAAAACGGAGCACCTATTAGAAAAGTAGGAATTAAACAAGGTATTAAATATTCTAAAGGCGCTGAAAGACCTGGATTTATCCATCCAAGTAGTGAGCCATTGAAAATTTCAATGGAAAAAGAAGACCAAATGAAAAAGGAAATTAGGCAACTACTTAACTTGACATTAGGTAATCTTTCATCTAAAATGGCTTCTGCTGAAAGTAAGGAAGCTGATAACGAGGGTAAGACTTCTGGACTTGCAAGCATTGGAATGGAGCTTGAGCGTGTCGAAAACGCAATAGCATCTTTTTGGGCAAATTATGAGAACGTCGAGAATAAGACAATAATTAGATATCCAAAAAGATATAGTCTTAAATCTGATGCTGAAAGGGCTAAAGAAGCTAAAGACGACCTCAATATAATGGAGCAAGTAAATAGTATTACCTTTCAAAAGGAGATGGCTAAGAATATCACAACAAATCTTATTGGCAGTCGCATAAGACCAGAGACATTAGATAAAATCCATTATGAACTTGAGAAAGCTGAAGTATTAGTTATTAATCCTAAGACATTGAACTTGGATGTTGAAAGCGGAATATTAAGCCACGCAATGTCTGCTAAGATTAAAAATTACCCAGAGGGAGATGTTGAAGTTGCTCATCAAGAGCATGTTAGAAAGCTAACAGAGATAGCAGAAGCACAAACAAAGAATAACGAAAAAGAAGAAGAAAACGATTATGATGGTCGTGGGGTTAAACATCTTGAGATTGACTCTGATAAATCCAAGAAAGAAAAAATTGGAAAAAAGAAACGAAAAGACCAAAAATATGAAACTAATAAGGAGTAGATTTAAATGAAAAATGCAGCGATATTTCCTGATGAAATTTGGGATGGATTTACAGGTACATCTCGACAGTCTTTGACTGAAGACAAGTCTCCAGATATGATAGACTATGCTCAGTTAGCGGCAGAGATTATAGCAATCCAAGAATTTATAACAACATTGCCGGGAAGTAAAATGGATAACAAGGTTGTGCAAACTCAAATCAAAAAACAACTAAAGCCTATTGAAAAAGAATTAAAAAAGATTAGAGAATCTAAATTGGAAAAAAGTGAAAATCTAACACTTGGAAAAGTAGATAAGGAATTTGAGCTTACAAGCAAATTAACAAGCCTTCAAAAACAAGTAGAAGCAGTTGATATTAAAACTAAGTTACCTAAAGAATTAATTGAAAGCTTACAACAGGCGATTGAATTAAGTCTAGGGCAACAAAAACCAGAGGCTGTCAAGGTAAAGGATAAGTACACAGTTACTATTGAAGACCTTATCATAGCTGAAGATAATTGTAAAATATTTTTAAGTAAAAAGAATGTTATAGGTATTACAGAAATTTTTGGGGATTTTCAAATCCGCAATAAAAAATATAAGTATGTTAAATTATTAAACAATGGGACATCTTGGAGCGTATTAGACAGTGAGTAAGAAAATAGCAAATTTTCCCGAAAGAATTTGGGATGGATTGACAGAGTATCGTAAAAATCTTGGGATGGATATGCACTCGGAGTCAAAAGACCACGACCAAATTGTTGCAGAAATTAGAGCAATTGAAGAGTATATTCTAAATAGTAACTGCAATAGTTATCTAGGTGTATTTGACACTTCCTCAGAATTACCTGCAAGTGCTAAAGAAGGGGACTTTGCCTTAGTCTATGATGAAATGTCTTTCTTTATTTGGGATGATTTAAATAATATTTGGGTTAAAATAAATCCTAGTAATGAATTTATGTCTTTAAAACTAAAGATACAACAAGAAAAAAATTCTTGGTACTATGAGAAAACATTGACAAATAATAGAGTTACAAAAATTGAATACTGGGATAGTTCAAGTAAATTAGAAAAATATTTTACAGTAACTAGAGAAATAACAAACAATAGAGTGACATCAATAACAATAGTAGATGAACTAAATGGGAAACAAATAACACATAATAGAATTTTTGAAAATGGGAGACATACTAAAGGGACATTTTCAATGGGGTAAAAATAATGGAAATTAAATTTGATAAATCAATATATCTGAAAACATTGGAAAAAGAATACAAACTAACTAAAAGTTACGCTTTCTCAATAGACGGTAGAAATTATAAAATCGGTAGAGGCTTTAAATGGAATGGATTATCAAATCCAATTTGTAAAGGCTTACTTTTAAGTAAAACGAGTCAGTCAGTTTTAATTCACGATTATATGTACTCAAAAAAAATAAAGCTAAGTAGAAAAGAGTGTGATAAAGTTTTGTTAGCATCTTTAAAACAGGCAAAGGTATTTGCTCCAATAAGATATGGTATGTATTTTTTCGTAAGAATTTTTGGTTTTAGGTATTTTAAATACAAAGGAAAATAAAATGTGGACATATAAAATAATTAAAGAAACAGTTAAACAAGACCCAGCATATGCAGATTACTTGTTTGATGTTTTTTATAATAATGTGAAAGTAAGAACTCACACGATGTATAGTCTTAAGATTTCAGAGCTTGACAAAACATTTGCAGCAATGACAGATGGGATACCTAATCCTTTTGAGGAGGTAGAAAATGAGTAGATTACTTGCAATAGGAAATAATTTAAACGGAAATTTCGGAGTAGAACACAGTTCAACCGTTGTAAAAAATACTAATCTTAATGGGACTGGAGAAAACTTTTCAGCAGATTGGTCTAATTCAGGCTTAACTGCAGACTCAGGCTTTGGTTTCTATATTGGAAATGCAGGATTAACGTATGACAAGGAGAGAATTTGGACTCTTAAATTATATGAAAATGATATAGTAGTTAGAGAAGAAACAATCAAACCTGCCTATATTAATAATAGCACAGATGGGATGTACATTCATAAGTGGTCAACTCCATACTCATTCACAGGTAACTACACTTGTAAGTACTCCATTCAAACTTATTTACCAGTAGATAAAATAATGCAAGATAATGCAGACTCTTCAAAATTTGCATATATTGGATTTGATAATGCAGATGTTGCTTTTGCAGATGGAGATACTTTATTTATTCCTGGTGGAGTAACTTGTGAATTAATAGGAACTCATATAATAGGTCAAAACGACACTAACAAAAATGATAGCTGTAATTGGGATAGTGCTATTAATATATGTGGTATCCTTGAATGGGATGAAAACACAACAAGCCTTACAAAAGTTAGAGGTACTATTGCTTTAGAATGTGGTGGTCAACTTGGTGGAGCAACCTTACATAATATTAAACACAGAATTGAGTTTGACTATTCAACAGGAGGGGTAAGTGAAGATTTTGGAATATTCACAAGAGGAATGGGAAAACTACGACCAACTGCAGAAGAAATCCTTTATAAAACATACTACTCAAGTGGAGATGGTTCAACTGCAAACCCATTCAAAGTGTCAGAAGATATTAATCTTGAAATCGATGACCATATAGTATGCACAGGTGTTGATGAGTTTGGTGAAACTGAATATAAATATATCATATCTGGTGATTTTGCAAATGGCTACATATTGTCTGATACAAAAGGTGGAACTGAGTCTGCTTTTGCTAATAATCACAACTCAACTGGCTTACGTCAGTCGAGAGTTATAAAAATCAATAGATATATTGAATTTGATACAAGTGATATCTCAAAAGGTTGGTTCACATATGATAATCTTTCTGAAAATATCAATCCTTGGACAGGTGTTTATGTTAGAGGGTGGGGCAATATCAAAATAAAATCAATACAATTTGTTAATTGCTCTATATTTGAATTGACAGACGATACATATGGTATAATTATGTTAAGTAAAAAACCTATCACTCATAGAGATAACTTATTTTGTAAAACTTTAAATCAAGTTGGTGCATTAGATTTTTTCATATATGTAAGAAATGCATCGGAGCAACAAATCAAAGACTCATTATTTATTGACATACAAGTTAATGTAATGTCTTTAGATGGAAATTCAAATGGATGTACAAATTGTGAGTTCATTGAATGTAACACTGATGCAGAGTCTTCTGGAGGTGTATTTAGAAATGCAGGAGTTGGGAGTAAAAATTATATTAATGGATGCTATTTTGATTTATGTCAAAGACAAATTTTTAGAATTAGGTCCAATATTTTTAATTTGTCTATAGATAATAACATCTTTTGTGATAATGTGGAAACACCATCATTACTTAATTGTGATGGTGATGCATATAATTGGGATATCTTAATTAAAAATAGTGATATTAATACTACTTCATTAGGCTTAAATCTTCAGTCTGGGCTAGGCAACTCAATGATAAAATTCCATTATAATTCAATGCTTGGCTATATATCCAATGAAGAATGCATAACATATGCTACTCAAGGAATATATCAGAAGTGTGGGAAAGACATAAATGGAACTGACTTAGATGACAACATCCATAGGACTGCTGGTAATCATTCATTTGCATTGAAGCCCAATGGACAATTAACTTGGGAATTTAAAACTCTAGCAAGAGTAAATGATGGCGTGTTAATGAGTGGCTACTTTAAGACTGCTAATTTTGTTGATGGAGATTTATTAAGATTTGAGTTATATTTACCAGGCTCAACAATCCCAGACTCTATTGAGGAGCATACAAATGACTTTGATTTTGATTGGAAAAACATATTTGTTGCGTCGTACTACACTGGCATACTTCCACAAGATGCAATAGTAAAAGTAGTAGCAAGAAGTACACAAGAAAATGCTGCGGTATATGTTTCCGATTTACTAAATGGAGAAAACGATATAACAGGGCTAAATGTGTGGAGTGATGCGTTCCCAAGTGAGCATATGTATACCACATCTATCAGTCCAGTTGAAGTTTGGGGAATGCTAGGAAGTGTTCCTGTCCCTGATAAATCGTATGGGTGGATGATGACCCACAAGATGTTTGATGATGGTATTTTTTATGATAATGTCAATGGGGTTAGTGGGACTGCTTGGTCAGTTGGGACTGAATTTAATCCAGTTAATAACTTAACTGATGCTCTAACAATTATGACAAGAGAGTCAAAATCTCAATTGATTTTAAAATCAAGTATTGTACTTGACCAAGATATATCTAATATAAGAGTATCATCAGGTAATGGCTTCACATTTAATTGCAATGGCTACAAAATAACAGGAGTTAGAATATCTCATCTTGGAGTAACTGGAGTACTTGCAACAGGTAGTTATGTCACATTAGACACTTGTAAAATATATAATGGACTTACAAATATGAGAGGTGCGATATTAGATACATTCTTTGTTGACACTACACCTATTGTTTTAGCTGGTAAAACAACTATCGATAATTGTAGGAGCGGAGTTGCAGGAAATAATTCACCTGTATTTGACTTCTCAAATGGAGATATTGATTTATCTGTCAGAGCGTATAGTGGTGGTATTAAAATTATTAATTCAACAAATGTAAATAATATTTCAACATTTGAATTTATCGCTGGTAAATTTAATTTTGATAGTAGCAATTCTAAAGGCGTGTTTGTAGTTCGAGGAAATGCTGACATTGATTTGCTCGGAGATGCAGAAGTTAATACATCAGGAGTTAGTGCGACTATGGATATTGTTGAAGATAGTATGGAAATAATATAATGAAAAAAATAATAACTGGGTTAATTTTAATTACAGTATGGGGGTGTGTTACAGATTTACCTCAATATACTAATGAAGACTTTAATCAGCTTGAAAGAATTTTAAAAGGAGATACTAAAGCTTTAAAAATAGTTAAAAAATTGAAAAAATCTCAAGCTAACTTACAAAAGTCAAGTCAAGTAAATGTTAGAAAAGACCAAGAACTTAAAAGAAATATTATTTGGTTTTTAATATATATTTCCACTGCTTGCCTCTTTTTTGGAGGTGTTGCTTGGGCTCATCCTATGACGCATTCATCAATCGGAAGAATATTCTGTATTGGTGGGGCAATGGGTATATTCTCATTAGTTTTAATGTTGCAATTTATTCAAATATGGTACTATGTTGCCATTGGGTTTGCAATATACCTAGCAAGCCATATGCTATTAGAGTTAATACCCTCAATCATAAAGGAGGTTAAAAAGTGGAAGACCTAAGTAAAATTGGAGGAATTTGTATTGGTGCTATTACATTTTTTGAGTTAGTAAAAATGATAATACAAGCATTAGTATCTAAGTTTTTTCAAGATAGTGAAAACATAGAAACTCAAGTATATAACAATACAAAGGATATTGCTGTTTTAAAGCAGATGTCAAAATCCATTGATAACCTTGAACGAACAATAAAAGAAACAACTGATAAAAACACTGAGACAATGAAAAATGTTACAGATAAATTTGGGGAAATACTTCAAAGTATTAATGACTTTACGAAATCATCTGACTTAAAGAATCTGATAAAAGTAACAGCACAAGATGTTGATGAAAAAACATCTATCCAAATTATGGACAAAGTCAAGCATTATATTGATGCTTGTTTCAGAGAACATATTAAGGGGTATCACAGTGAGATTGCCAAGTAAAAATTTTAATCTATTATTAATTGAAGATAATAAAGTAATTCAAAAATGTACAGAAGTATTTTTAAAGGGTGAACATATAATTTTCAAAGCATCTAATTATCTTGAGGCTTTTACAATCCTTGAACATAATGATATACATTTTGTAATAGTAGATTATCATTTAGACGGGAGTATTGCAGATGGGGCGACGATTGGGAGTCAATTAAATAATATGGGAATTTACTATATTTATTATTCGGGCGTACCGAATTTAAGAAAATTAGTTGACTTAACTGCAAAATATTGTCTGGGGTTTGTATCTAAAACCTCTGATAGAAGTCGTGCCAAACTAAGGCAATATTTATTAATAGCAAAACAATTAAAAGGGAAAGAAAAATATGAACGCATACTTGACAGTTATAGAAGCGAATAAATATTTTGATGAAAGATTAAATTCTGAAGATTGGGAATGGGCAAGTGCAGTTGAAAGGTTAAAGGCTTTGAAGACTGCTACCAGACTAATGGACAGACTTAATTATATAGGGGAAAAAACTGACAAAGACCAAGAGTTAGAATTTCCTCGTGGAGGAGATACAAAGGTGCCTCGTGAAATCCAATGGGCGTGTTGCGAAATAGCCATTAAGATGCTTAGTGGCTTAGATAGCGATATGGAAGTGGATGCACTTGGTACAATTAAATCAGAATTCACAACAATTAAAACTACCTACGATAGACAATTAATCAGAGAATACCAGGCGATGGGGATGCTAAGCTCGTTAGCTTTTGACTTCCTCAGACCCTACCTCTATGGTATTAACTCTGTTAGTCTTGAGAGGGCAAACTAGAGGGAAAAAGGAGAGTACGGTAATGAAGTACAAAACAATGTATTGGAGACCTCGTTTCGAGGACAATGGTGGCAATCAAAATGGTGGCAATCAAAATGGTGGCAATCAAAATGATGGTAATCAAAATGGTGGCAATCAAAATGATGGTAATCAAAATGGTTACAGTCAAAATGGTGGCAATCAAAATGGTGGCAATCAAAATGGTGGCAATCAAAATGGTGGCAATCAAAATGGTGGTAAGACATTTTCGCAAGAAGATGTTAATAAAATGCTAGCTGAGAATAAGAGAAATCTACAAGCTCACAATTCTGAACTTGTCAAACAACTTGAGACTCTTAAGAAAAGTCAAAATTTGAGTGTAAGTGAAAGAAACGCATTAAGCCAACAAATCGAAAGCCTTAACACTCAGCATATGACTGAATTAGAAAAGGCGAATAGAGAAAAAAGTCAAGTCCAACAAAAAGCTGAAGAAACTGCAAAGGCTCTTCAAGCTGAAAGAGACCAATGGCAAAAACGTTATACGGATTCTACAATCCGAAGAGAATTAACGGATGCTGCTGTTGCTAGCGAAGCTGTGCAAGCTTCTCAAATTGTTCAAATTTTATTAACTTCAGCGTCGCTTGAAGAAATTAAAAATGACAAAGGAGAACCTACAGGTCAATTTGAAACTAAAATTAGATTTAGTGATGTTGATAAGGATGGTAAAGCTTTTGAGGCTCATTACACTGCTAAGGAAACTCTCAAACGAATGAAAGAATTACCAAATCTATATGGTAATTTATTCAAAAATACTGCTAACGCAGGGACAGGTGGTAGTAACACAGGTCAAGGAAATGCAAAGGTCGATTTTAAAGACCACGCAAGTTATGTTGCGAATAGAGAAGCTATTCTCAATAAATATTAATTCTAAAAAAGGAAAATAAAAAAAATGAATAAAAAAATATTATTCTATGTTCCAAAATTTGACAATGATGTAGATGCTTTAATTCCTGAATTATGGGCTAATGAGGCTTTAATTTGGTTAGAAAATAACATTATAGCAGCTGGTCTTGTCTATAGAGACTTTGAAGAAAAAGTAGCCAGTGTGGGAGATGTAGTTAATGCTCACAGACCTCAAGAATTTCAAGCAAAAAGAAAAGGCGTTAATGATGATATTCAAACATCTAATGCAAACGCTGAAACTATTCCAGTACCATTGAACCAACACATTTATGAAAGTTTCATAATTAAGGATGCTCAAGAGGCTTGGAGTTTTTCTGATTTGATTAATTATTTCTTGGGACCTTGTGCATCTGCAATCGGTAATCAGGCTGATAAAATCGTTTTAGGTGTTGTTGCTCAATTCTTAACAAATGCAGTAGGACAATTAAATGGCTTAAATGCATCTAATTTTAAATCTTACTTATTAAAAATGCGTAAGAATATGAATGATAAAAAAGTCCCTGTTCAATCTCGTAACTTAATCCTTACGACTGAAACAGAAATGACTGCTCTTAATTTAGAGGAATTTACTTCTGCTGAAAAAGTTGGAGATAAAGGTTCTTCTATGCGTGAAGCATCATTGGGTAAAGTTTTTGGTTTTAATACTTTTATGGACCAAAATGCTCCATCTGTTACAGCTTCTGATTTAGACTCATCTTCAAATGGTGCTATAAACAGAGGGGCAGGTTATCCTGTTGGTACAACTGTGTTGACTGTTGACGGATATTCATCAGC